GACATTCTTTCTTCAAATGTGAGATATGGTGCATCAAATGGAAGGTCTGATGAAAAAGGTCTTGTTGCATTAGTTGAAACAAGAACGGTTTAACAAAAACCCTTAAAACCATCAAGCGATTGATTTCACTTGGTGGTTCTTTACACAAATAAAATCAAATCATAAAAAACAAATCATGAAAAAATCAGATAAAATTTCAAAAGCAGACTTAATCAAAAAAGCAAAACAATTTGGATTCTTCAAAAAAGAAGGTGTTCAAAAAATGTATGCAAGAACAAATGGTCATTTCTACTACACAAAACCACCAACATTTTTGGATGAACATGAAACACATGAAATCAAACGTGAAGACGTTGATGGAAAAGGTTCCGGATCTGGAAACGGTGTTGAATATCCATTCAATCAAAAAGACACAGTGAATCTTATCAAAGAATGCGATTCACAAGAAAAACTTGATGCATTGGTTGTTGAAGGTAAACTTTTGGAAAATGATGAAAGACAAGGTGTGAATAAAGCACTTAAAGAAAAAAAAGAACAACTTTCACAATAAGGTGAAAACAAAATAAAACAAAGTTATGCCAACAAAAGCAATAACATTTAACATTCAAGATGGTGGTCTTGGTCGGTCAATAGCAGGGAAAGATTTCTATTCAGGAATATGTTTTCCATTTGTTGATGGTGACCTTCCATCAGGTTTTGCAGTAGGTGACAGATTCAAAAAAATCTTCAATCTTGCAGAAGCAGAAGCACTTGGAATCACAAGTGACAGTGCAACAACTTCAATCAAAATTGCACATTATCACATTTCTGAATATTTCAGAATGCTTGAAAAAACAGGAAACACAGGAATTCTTTTCTTGAACCTGTTTGATGAAAATGCAGGTGTGTATGATGGTGGTCAGCAAGTTGAAGACATTCAGAACTTTGCAGATGGTGAACTTCGACAAGTTGCAGTATATTATGACATTGCATTTGCATCAAGTTTGGTGACTGCAGTGAATGCATCAATCACAACACTATTGAATGCAGACAGACCATTGATTGCAGTTCTTGGTGCAGACATTTCAGGAATTGCAGATTTGTCAACATTAGCAGATTTGAGAGCATTAGACAAAAAATGGATTTCAGTTGATATTTCACAAGATGGTTCCGGTGTTGGAAAAGCACTTGCAGTTTCTGCAGGTCAATCAATCACATCAATTGGAACAACACTTGGAACAATTGCATTGTCAAATGTTCATGAAAATATTGGATGGGTTTCAAAATTTGATGTTGCAGATTCAGTTGAATTTCAAGAACCTGCATTTGCAAATGGTGATCTGGTAAAAGACACAGCAGATGCATTGATAAACACCTTGAACACACAAGGATATTTGGTCATGATTAAAAGACAGGAAATTTCAGGAACATTCTTCTTGGATTCACCACAAACAACAAAAGGTGATTCTGATTTTGCTTATATCGAAAATGCAAGAACTATGTTCAAGGCAGTAAGATTGTCAAGAAGTAAACTTTTACCATTTATCAATGCACCTTTGTATGTTGATGCAACAAGTGGAAAGTTATCAGAAGAAACAATCTTTGAACTTGAAAGTGCAGTTTTATCAGCATTAGAACAAATGGCAGTTGCAGGTGAATTGTCAGTTGACCAAGCAACAGGAAAACTTCCAAAAGGAAGTGTTGTGATTGACCCTGACCAAGATGTTCTTGCAACATCACAGGTGAAAATCACTGTCAAATTGGTTCCGGTTGGTGTAGCACGTGAAATAATTGTTAATATCGGATTTGTTCCGAAAATAGGATAATAAAATGAGCCAAAGCAGACAAGTATTAATAAACGGAAAAGCATTCAGTGCATCAGACATCACAGTTGTTGTTGCAGGAATCACAGTTGCATCAGTTTCAGGATTGAGTGCAACAGTAAGTCAAGAAAAGACCAACAACAAAGGATTTTCTGATGAACCTGTTTCACGTGGTCGTGCAACAAAGGAATATGAATCATCAATTGATTTATCATACACAGATGCATTGAAATTAAGAAACATTTCACCAACAGGTTCACTTGTTGATGTTCCAATGTTTGAAATTCTTGCAGTATTGAACAACGGAATCAATGTTTCAAGAATAAGAATCAAAAATGCAGAATTCACAGATGATGGAATTGAAGTTGCAACTGATGACACAGAAGTCAAAAGAACCTATGCATTAGTGATTGCAGGAATTGACTATTTATAGAATCAAATTTAAAACATAACCATGAAAAAAACAGATGACCAAATTCTGAAATCAGGATTTGATGACTTAAATGAAGACGAGCAAAAAAAGTTCCTTGAATTAAAAACAAAAGAAGTTGATGCAAAATTTGGAACATTAGTTCCAAAAAATGCAAGAACACACACAATTGTTTTGGAAAATGGTCTTGGGTGCATATTGAATCATCCAAAACCAAACATTCTTTCAAAAGTTCTTGGTGCATTATCAGGCATGAAAGATGACCCTGACATGTACAAAGCAGGAAATTTCATTTTAAACAATTGTTGGGTTGCAGGTGATTTGCAAATTCTTGACAATGATGATTTCAGATTTGCATGTGCTATTCAGACACTTGAAATGGTGGAAATACTTCAAGGAAGTATAAAAAAAAATTAAGTTCACCACTAAATGATAAAAGCGAGTTATTTGCAGAACGGTTCATTCAAGCCACTGCATTGATTCGCTTTTATTTTAAAACAACAACACAGGAATTTGATTCAATGTCAATTGATGAATGGTGTGATTTATATAATCAAATGGTTTATGCATTGCAGTTTGATTCAAGAAGATTGGCAGGAAACGAAAAACAACCGGCAAAATTTCCACTATAATGAGCAAAACAATAGTTGAATATGTACTTAAATTAACAGACAGAATTTCACCAACTTTGAAAAAGGTTCAATCAAACATTGGACTGACTGACAAGAAAGTGAAAAGACTTGACAATTCAATTTCAGGTCTTGGTGTTGGTTTGGCAGGTTTGGCAATCGGATATGGTGCAATAAAAGCAATAAAAATTGCAGGTGAATTTGAACAGACAGGAATTGCATTTGAAACAATGCTTGGTTCTGTTGAAAAAGGAACAAAACTTTTGCAAGATCTGGATAAGTTTGCAACTAAAACACCATTTTCAATCAAGGGTGTTCAGGACAATGCAAAACTACTTCTTGCAGTAGGAATTGAAGCAGACAATTTGATTCCAACAATGAAAGCACTTGGTGATGTTTCTGCAGGTCTTTCAGTTCCACTTGAAAGAATTGCATTGAATTATGGTCAAGTAAAATCACAAGCAAAGTTGACAGGTCGTGAATTACGTGATTTTGCAATTGCAGGTGTTCCACTGACTTCACAATTAGCAAAACAATTAAATGTTGCAGAATCATCAATTGCAGGAATGGTTTCAAAAGGTCAAATTGGATTTCCTGCAGTAGAACGTGCATTCAAAGACATGTCATCAGAAGGTGGAAGATTTTCAGACCTGATGTCAAAACAAAACAAAACTTTTCTTGGTCAATACAATGAAATGACTGAAAATGTTCAAATTCTTGGAAGAACTATTGGTCAAACATTGATTCCTATTGTGACACCTTTTATCAATCTTATTGCAAGAATGGTTGGTGTGATGCAAAGAAATAAAACTGCAGTGATTATTGTCACAAAAGTATTATTGTTATTTATCACAATTGTTGGAACAATCATCTTGGTTGTCAAAGCATGGTCAATTGCACAAGCAATCCTGAACACAATCATGATGTTGAATCCTATTGGATTGATAATTGCAGGAATTGTTCTTCTGATTGGAATCATTGCAATCATCATTTCATCAATTGATGGGTGGGGTGAACAATGGAAAGTGGTTGTGAATATCTTCAACATATCACTTGAACTTCTTAAAAACACATTTCTGTTCACTTGGAAAGCAATTGCACATGGATTCATGACACAGGTTGACTTGATGAAGATTGCATGGTTGAAAGCAAAAGAAGTTCTTGGTTTTGGAAGTGAAGATGACAATGCACAAGTTGATGCATTAAAGGAAGGAATCAGGGAAAGAACACGTGAAATTCAAGGAATTGGAAAGAAGCAAATAAAACTTGCAAAAGACCTTAAAAATGCATTTGAATTCAAATTGAAATTCAAAGGTGGTTCACCTGTTGACAGAATAAAAGGTGAATTTGACAAATTCAAAAATGGTGGTGTTCTTGGAAAAGGTGGTCTGAATGCAGAACAAAACAATGAAACAAAAGTTGTCAGTGCATCACCAAAGGTGTTCAATATAAATATTCAGAAGTTAGTTGAAACATTCAATGTGAACACAAGCAACATGAAAGAAGCACCTGCAAAAGTGAAAGAAATGATTGAACAAACACTTCTTGAAGCACTTGCAGACATAGAAATTGCAAGATAAAAATAATGTTAAGAAAACAATCTGACATATTAATTTTTG